GCGCCGCCAGCGCCCGCGCGCTGAACGACTCGCGTCGCGGCCGCGAAGCTTGCTGGTGCGGCGACGGGTGCTCGGTGCACGAACCGGCCGACGCGATCTGAGCGAGCGATCCGGACATCCGGGACGTTTTTAGAACGGACATACGCTGACATCGCGCGCTATCGGGAAGTTTTATATACCGGGTGGGGGTATCCGGTGGCCAAAGTGGACTCTCGACCGGCCACAAACGCCCGGGCTATCGAGGAGACCCTGGCCGCGCTGGAGTCGACCGGCCGGCTGCAGAAGGTCGACGCCGCCCGGGTCCAGGCGGTCCGCAGCATCGCCGCGGCCCTGGACGCCGAGCCCGCCCGCTCGCAGCTGTGGCGGGAGTACCGGGAGCTGATCAAGGAGCTGACTGGTGACCACGACGATGGTGGAGCCGGTCGTCTCATCGCTGACCTGTCCGCCCCGGTTCGCGACCCGCCGGCGGCCTGAGCGGGAGACGTTCGGCCCGGAGATAGCGGCGGTCGCCGAGCACCTGGGCCAGCCGTTCATGCCGTGGCAGTGCCTGGCGGCCGACGTCGGCGGGGAGATCGACCCGGTGACCGGGCTGCCGGCCTACCGCGAGGTGCGGGTGACAGTGCCGCGGCAGCAGGGCAAGACGACGCTGTTCCTGTCGTGGCAGATCCACCGGTGCAACGCGCAGCGGTGGGTGCATCCGCAGCGGTCGGTGTTCACCGCGCAGTCGGGCAAGGATGCCCGCGACAAGTGGCTGGACGAGCTGTTCCCGCTGATCCGCAGCTCGGCGATCCGCGCGCTGGTGTCGCGGCGGGGTTCGCGGCTGGAGATCAACGAGGGGATGGGCAACGAGTCCATCCGGTGGCGCACCGGCTCGCTGATCCGGCTGCTGTCGACCTCGACCAGTTCGGGCCACTCCAAGAGCGTGCACCAGGCGACGCTGGATGAGATATGGCACGACACGGATGAGCGGCGGGAGCAGGGCCTGCGCCCGGCGATGATCACCGTCCCGGACGCTCAGATCCTGGTGTGCTCCACCGCCGGCACGGATGAGTCGATCGTGCTGAACCGGAAGGTGGAGACCGGCCGGGCGGCGGTCGCGGCCGACGTCGGCACCGGGGTGGCGTACTTCGAGTGGAGCGCCCCGGACGGGTGGGACCCGGCCGACGACGCCTCGTATCTGGGGTTCATGCCGGCGTTGTGCCCGTCGCCGCCGTGCCGGTGCGCCCCGGCGGGCCAGCGGTGGCGGCACACGGTGACGATGGCCGCGATCCGCTCCGAGCGGGACGGCGGCTTGGAGCCGGCCGAGTTCGCCCGGGCGTACGGCAACCGGAAGCAGTCGCGGATGGTCAAGGGCGTGATCACCGAGGCGCAGTGGCGGGCGTTGCAGGACCCGGACTCGACCCGGGTCGGTGACGTGGCGATCGGCGCGGACGTGGACCCGCTGCGGGAGTTCGGGTCGATCTGCGTGTTCGGGCTGCGGGCCGACGAGCTGGGCCATGGCCATCTGGTGGACCACCGGCCGGGTGTGGACTGGCTGCCGGACCGGTTGGCTGAGCTGCGGGCGGCGCTGGACCCGATCGGGGTGGCGATGGGCCGGGGCACCTTCGAGAGCTTGCGGGATGACCTGGCCGATGTCGGGCTGAGCGTGCCGGAGGATCCGGAGGAGCCGGCCCGGGGTGATGTGGCGGTTATGACGCCGACGACGATGGCGGCGGCGTGCGGGCAGATGATCGACGCGGTGCGGCAGTGCTCGTTGCGGGTGCGGCCGGCGAAGCCGTTGGACGATGCGGCGGCGGTGGGTCAGGTGCGGCAGGGTTCTGACACGGTGGCGTGGTCGCCGCGGGTCTCGGGCGGGCGGATCGGCCCGATCGTGTCGCTGACGTTGGCGCGGTGGCTGCACGGCGCGTGGGGCGAGCTGGTCGGCGAGGCCGATTATGACGTGCTGGAGAGCTTCTACTGAGGGGGGTGCCCCGGTGCTTGTTGGGCTACCGGGGCGTGGCCGCAGCCCTGCCGGGCTGTGACCTACCGGGTGTGGCGCTGGGCCACCGTAGCCGGCTCGGTATACCACGAGCCTACCCGGACCTCTACGCCGTGCTGCAGAGCTTCTAACTGAGGGGGCGGTGACGTGACGCTGTGGTGGTGCCCTGCGCCCGCCCCCGGTGAGGTTGTGCCGGACTATCCGCCGGTGGATCTGACGGACTACGCAGTCCGGTCGCTGCCGGACCTCAGTGACGTGGTCTTCGAGATGGAACCCGATGCGCACTCTGCTGACTGACGCGCTGGACGTGCTCGGGGTGCTCGCGGTGGCCGCCGGCATCGGCGCCGGGGTGGCGCAGTGGATCGGCTGGTGGGGTGTGGCCATTGCCGGCGGGGTGCTGCTGGTCGGGTCGGCGTTGGCTGAGCGGATGGGCGGTGGTGGTCGGTGAGCCTGTTCCACCGTCGCACGTCGACCGTCACCGGCCCGCCGCTGTTCGACGGGGACATCCCGCCGCGGCCGGGTAGCTCCGGCAGTCGTGGCGTGGTGTCGGTGACGTCGGACTCGGCGATGCGCCACTCGGCGGTGTGGGCGTGCCTGCGGATCCGCGCGGACCTGGTGTCGACGTTCCCGTGCGATGTGTTCCGCCGGGTTCAGGGTATGCGGCCGGTGGAGGTGCCCCGCCCGCCGGTGCTGGTCGATCCGGGCGGCGTGCACTGGGACTACCAGGACTGGATGTACGCCAGCCAGGTGGACCTCGACCGGGCCGGCAACGTGCTCGGGCTGGTGACGCAGCGGGACGGCAACGGCAAGCCGTCGCGGATCGACCTACAGGGCCTGGGTGACTGGACGGTGCGGGAGATCGCCAAGACGGGGGAGCTGAAGTACCGGGTCAAGGGTGTGGAGTACACCGCCGACCAGGTTTGGCATGAGCGGCAGTACGTGGTCTCGGGGCTGCCGGTGGGGCTGTCGCCGATCGCCTACGCGGCCTGGTCGGTGTCGGAGTACCTGTCCGCTCAGCAGTTCGCGCTGGACTGGTTCGGCGGCGGCGGCGTGCCGAAGGCGCACGCCAAGAACACCGCCCGGACGCTGCCGCCGGGTGAGGCCGCGGCGCTCAAGCAGCGTTACCGGGAGACCCTGAACCACGGCGACCTGCTGGTGACCGGCCGGGACTGGGAGTACAACCCGCTGCAGAACGAGGAAATGGGCATGGAGTGGCTGGAGGGCCGTAAGTACGGCCTGGCGGACATCTCCCGGTTCCTGGGCTGCCCGGCGGACATGATCGAGGCGGCGGTCAGTGCTGGCGGTTCGGTGCGGTACGAGAACATCACCAGTCGGCACCTGGACTTCCTGATCCTCCACCTCGGCCCGGCGGTCAGCCGCCGCGAGAAGAACCTCACGAAGCTGCTGTCCTCGCCGCGGTTCGTGAAGCTGAACACCGATGCGCTGCTGCGGATGGACCCGGAGAAGCGGGCCAAGATGCTGGACGAGGCGATCATGCATCGCCGGATGACCGTGACCGAGGCGCGGGAGCTGGACAACCGGCCGCCGCTGACCGCCGAGCAGGAGGCCGAGTTCGTGCGGCTGTTCGGGGTCCCGCGGACCAACGCGGAGTCGACGGCCCGGGATGGGCGCGAGCCGGACCTGTGGGAGCGGGTGTCGCCGTGGTCGGCGGTGCCGGCGCCGAGGCCGCCACGATTCGAGGATGTGAGCTGAGTTGACCGAGAGCATCCACGTGCGGCGGCTGCAGGGCCTGAAGGACCGGACCGCGGCGCGGATCATCGCCCGGGCCCAGCGTGAGGGCCTGACCGTGGCGCAGCTGGCGGAGGTGCGGCTGCCGTGGTACGCGATCCGCGACCAGGCCGAGAGCGACGACGAACCGGCCACGGTGTGGATCTACGACGAGGTCGGCGGGTCGTTCGGGGTGGAGGCGGAGCAGTTCGCCCGGGACCTGGATGAGATCACCGCCCGGGAGATCCTGGTCCGGGTCAACAGCCCCGGCGGGTCGGTGTTCGACGGGATCGCCATCTACAACTCGCTGCGCCAGCACCCGGCGCGGATCGTGGTGTCGGTGGACTCGCTGGCGGCCAGCATCGCCAGCGTGATCGCGATGGCCGGTGACGAGGTGCGGATGCACCCCGGCTCACAGATGATGATCCACGACGCGCTCGGGGTGGAGCGGGGGCAGGCCGCCGACATGGCCAAGATGTCGACGTTCCTGGACCGGCAGAGCGACAACATCGCCGGCATCTACCGGCGCCGGGCCGGCGGCACCAATGCGGACTGGCGTGAGCTGATGCTCGCCGAGACGTGGGCGTTCGCCGACGAGGCGGTCCAGCTGGGCCTGGCCGATGTGGTGGTGGATGACGGCCCGCCGCCGGATGCGGAGCTTGAGGAGCGGATGGCTGTCCGGCATGACCTGCGGGACTTCCGCCACGCCGGCCGCCGTGCCGCCCCGGCACCCCGCCGGCAGGCCGCGCCCAGGGCTGAGCACAAGCGGACGGAGGGGGCCATGCCGGTGATGGCGCGGGCCAGCAGCGACGCGGAGCGCCGGCAGGCGGCCGTGGCGCGTACGGAGGCGGCCGGTGACCGGTCGGGCCGGGTGACCCGCCGTGCGGCGCCGGTGGGGGTGGGCGCGTCCCGGATGGCCGGGTTCCCGGCCCGGATGCGCGCCGAGCTGGTGGAGCACAACGGCCAGCGGCGCTACCACCTGCAGGGGCACGCGAGCGTGGTCGACCAACCGTACGAGATGTGGGACTCGTACGGCCCGTACATGGAGGTGATCGAGGCCGGCGCCTTCACCGAGACCCTGGCGGCCGGCCCGGATGTGGCGTTCCTGGTCAACCACCGGGGCGTGACCATGGCCCGGACCACCAACGACTCGCTGCGGCTGGAGATGGACGACACCGGGCTGAAGACCGACGCCTGGCTGAACCCGAAGCGGCAGGACGTGTCCGACCTGGTGACCGCCATCGAGGACAAGGACGTCACCGAGATGAGCTTCGCGTTCATGCTCGCCGACGGCGCCGGCCGCTGGAACGAGGACTTCTCCGAGTTCCGGATCGCCGAGGTGGACATCGACCGGGGCGACGTCAGTGCGGTGAACTACGGGGCGAACCCGTACACCGACGTGAGCGCCAGGTCCCGTGAGGTGCTGGCCGACCTGGACCACCTGCCGGCCGGTGCGGCCCGCGCGGCGGTGGCCCGGTTGCAGGCCCGGGCGGATGTGACCGGCAGTAAGGTGGAGGAGCGGGCGGCCGAGCTCGAGACCCCGGCCGAGCCGGCGGCGCCCGCCAGGCAGGGCCGCAGCGTCGCCCACATCGAGGCGTTGCTCGAAGCGTAGGGCCGGCAGTCACACCGGCCCCGGCAGTACCGGCATTCAGACCGGAAACCGTAACCAGCACCGCGGACAGCGAGCCGACACTCAGATCGGTGGCCATCCGCCGCACGCGTGTGCCAGCAGTCGGACCGGCGGCGCCCGGCGGACGCGGAGCAGCCAACAGCTGACTCTGTGAGGAGACCGATCGTGGCAACCATCGAGGACCTGATCCTGTCCATCGAGGTGGAGGCGGAGCAGGCGACCAAGCGGCGCGACCGCGCGCTGGCCGAGGTGAAGGGCATCCTGGCCCGGGCCAAGGCCGACGGCCGCGCGAACCTGACCGACGAGGAGGACGCGGACTGTGACGCGGCGATGAAGCGCCGCGGGCAGGCGGAGGCGGACATCGCCGGCATCGCGTCGAAGCTCAAGCGGGCCAAGGAGGCGCAGGACGCGGAGCGGCAGATCGAGGCCGGTCTGCTGGAGCGCACGGCCGACCCGCACACGACCGCCGGCGCGAAGCCGGCCTACGACCGGGTGGCCCGGGTGGGCTCGGAGGAGCGGACGTATCACCCGGGGAACTGCCGGGGTGGTAAGGAGTTCCTGCATGACGTGGTCCGGAACTTCCTGTACCAGGACCCGACCGCGCAGGGCCGGCTGGCCCGGCACATGTCGGAGGAGCGGGTCGAGCGCGGTCAGTACCTGGAGCGCGCGACCGGGACGGGCGCGTTCGCCGGCCTCACCGTCCCGCAGTACCTGACGGAGATGTTCGCGCCGGCGGTGGCGGCCCGGCGTCCGTTCGCGGACGCGATGACCTCGCTGCCACTGCCGGCCAACGGCATGACGGTGAACATCAGCCGGATCACCACGGGGACGTCGGTTGACCTGCAGGCCAACGAGAACGACGCGGTCGACGAGACCGACGCCGACGACACGCTGCTGACCGAGAACGTGCAGACCGCGGCCGGCCAGCAGACCATCAGCCGGCAGGCGATCGACCGGGGCACCGGTATCGAAGAGGTCACGATGCGGGACCTGCAGCGCCGGTGGGCGACCCGGCTGGACAGCACGATCATCAACCAGGCCACGACCGGCCTGCTGGCGGTGGCCACGGACATCACGTACAACGACGCGGCACCGACCGGTGCGGACCTGTATCCGCGCATCCTGGAGGGTGCGGCGGCGTCGGAGGCGGCACTGCTCGGGCAGGCCGACCCGGACGTCGTGGTCATGCACTCGCGCCGGTGGT